AAGACGAGTTGATGATGGCAGCACTCGAAGCAGGCGCCGAGGACATGGTCCAGGTGGGCGAGGCCTTCCAGGTCACGTCGGACCCGTCGCCCGTGTACGACATCAAGACGGCGCTCGAGACTGGCGGATTCACAGTGCAATCAGCGGACTCGCCGATGATGGCCGAGAACCTCGTGCCGGTCACCGACGTGAAAGATGCCAAAGCGATCCTCCGTATTCTGGAGGCGCTTGAAGACAACGATGACGTGCAAGACGTCTTTTCGAACTTCGACATGAGCGACGACCTGATGGAAGCGGCAGCCGAGTGAGCCTCTCGGTCGGCGAAGCCGCTCCCGACTTCGATCTGCCCGGTACAGGCGGACGCGGCTACCAAAACCCCAAATGAAGAATGGTGGACTTGCAAGAGGTATGGGTGCAGCTATCAAAGGTGGAAAATTTGAAGGCGTGTTCTAATGGGAAAGAAAAAAATATTTCCTGATTATTTAAAAGGCACAACTGTTGGAGGTGGCGTAAATGTTTATGATGATGAATATGTTACTTCTCCAAAAATAGATTTAAATGTAAAAAGAAAAGGTGTTACAATTGGAGTATCAGGTGAGAAACCTTTTTCAAAAATAGATAAAAGGAACATAAATAGTATTTTAGGTTTAGATATAGTTAAAGAAAGAGAAAGTTCTTCATTTGGTATTAGAGGCACAAAACAAGGTAAGTCAAAAAATATAGGAGTATCTTTTTCTAAAAGTTTTAAGAAAGGTGGATTAAAAAAATGGTTTTCAGAAAAATGGGTAGATATTGGAAGCAAACGAGCAGATGGTTCTTACGCACCCTGTGGCCGTTCAAAATTAAAAGCGGACAAGAAACGGAAGTATCCAAAGTGCGTGCCTGCTGCCAAAGCAGCAAGGATGACAGACTCCGAGAGGAGGAGTGCCGTTGCAAGAAAAAGAGCTAAACCTCAAGGAGTTGGTGGTAAACCAACAAATGTTAAGACATTTACTAAGAAATACTATGGTGGTATGATCGACGTATGAGCAAATTTAAAAGAACAGACAAGAAGAGACCTATATTAATAAATAAGAAAACTAAAATTTTTGAGCTATTTCCAAGTGGAGTTTACGGAAGTGGACTTAAAGTAAAAGATTTTCAAAGTATTTTAAAGTCTTCAAAAAAAGGAAATAAATTGGGAGGCATGATGAAATATAGCGAGGGAGGTTCACCAAAACTATCTGATTATACAAAAAATTTAATTAGTAAATCAGATCAAGGTATTGGAAGAGGTATTTCAAAAACAAAAAGTATTTTAGCAAGTGTAAAAGCAAAAATTGCTAAAGCTAGTGAGCTTATGAGAAAAGGTCCAGCAGCTTTTAGTGCTAAAGGTGCAACAAAATTTACTGGAGATACAGCTCCATTATCAAAGTTTACTGTAAAGAGTGCTAACAGAGCAACTAAATTACCTGACAGACCAGGGTCAAAGATTAATATTGGTAAGACTAAACCAGGCGAAGTTTTTAAAAAATTAGCTAAATCAAAAGCTTTAAGAGTTGCAAGATTAGCTACACCAATAGGAGCTGCAACAGTTGTAGCAACAAGTATTAAAAAAAGAGATCCTAAAGCAGTTAAAAGAGAAAGAGATTTTTACAAAGGTAAAAAATACAAAGATGTAGGTTTTGAATCTATGATGGATTACGCAAAACCAAAAAGTAAAGGTGGAGTAATATCATACAATAGAGGAGGATTTAATTATGCCATTAAATAAAAAAGGTAAAGAAATTATGAAATCTATGAAAGATGAATATGGTAAGAAAAAAGGCGAAAAAGTTTTCTATGCCTCTAAAAATAAAGGCACTATTAAAAACGTAGAAAAAGCGAGATTTGGTAAACTTTTAAAAAACTTTATTAATAGCAGCAGTGGAAAAAAAATTTTTAGTAAAAAAGAAATGGGAGCAACATCACAAGTTGGAAATAAAAGAAGTAATTTAATTACAGATTTATATCAAAATCAAAAAAAAACTGGTGTTGTGCAAGCTGCTACAGGTAAAATGATGAAAGTAAAAAAAGTTAAGGGAGCTTTAGAGAAAGCTTCTAAACTACATGCTGCACAAGCTAAAACTTTAGGTAATGTTTTAAAAGCAGCAGGTGGTGGATTAAAAGAAGCTACAAAAAGATTAAAAGCACAAGGATATAAAGGAGGAAATATGGCATTAAAAAATCCAAAAAAAGCAGACCTTGATAAAGACGGAAAATTATCAAGCTATGAAAGAAAAAGAGGAAAAGCTATTGAAGATAATATGATGAAAGCATCCGTAGGTATGGAAGCTAAATCAACAAAAGGTTATGGAGCTGCAAGAACTTCAGGAATGGGTCTTGAAGATCAAGAGCTACCACCCGGTAAGTCTTTAGATTATTATAAAGATATAATGTAATGAATTATGGCTACGTCAGGAACTACAGCATTCGATTTAAATATCGATGATATCATTGAAGAAGCATACGAGAGATGTGGGATACGAACTAATAGTGGTAAAGATTTAAGATCAGCAAGAAGAAGTTTAAATTTGTTATTTTCTGAATGGGGTAACAGGGGAGTTCATCTTTGGAAGGTTACATTAAAAGAACAATTACTAACAGCTGGCACAGCAACATATACAACACCAGCTGACTGTAATGATGTTCTTGAAGCTTATATTTCTACAAACACAGGAATTGGCCCATCTATTACTGATGTAACATTAACTAAAATAGATAGATCAGCTTATGCTGCTTTACCTAATAAAGGATCAACAGGACAGCCGTCTCAATATTTTATAGATAGACAAACTACACCTACTCTTACACTTTATTTAGCACCTGATGCTACAACTTACACTTATGTAAAATATTACTACATAGGAAGAATTGAAGATGCCGGAGTTTATACAAATCAAGCTGATGTTGTTTATAGATTTTTACCATGTATGTGTTCTGGCTTAGCTTATTATTTATCAATGAAGAAAAACGCATCTTTAACTTCAGCCCTTAAATTAATTTACGAAGATGAATTACAAAGAGCTCTTACTGAAGATGGTCAAAGAACTTCTGTTTACATTTCACCACAAACTTACTTTGGAGATGGAGTATAATGGCTTACGCAAGAGGAAAAAGATCACAAGCAATATCTGATAGATCAGGACAAGCTTTTCCATATACTGAAATGGTAAAAGAATGGAATGGTTCTCTTGTACATATTTCTGAGTATGAAGCAAAACACCCTCAGTTAGATCCACCATATCATAAAGCTGATGCTATTGCTTTAAAGAATACTAGATCACAAAAATTTCAACAACCTAAAACGGTTGCAGACAATGATAATACAATAGCTGACTCTGGAGGTATAACAGTTGGAGTAGCTAATTTAACTTTACCGGGTTCTTTTGCTTTTCAAGTATTTCATGAACAAGTAACTGATGATGGTCTTACAACAAGTATTTCTTCAATGACACCAAGAGATCCATCATTACAAAACAGAAGAAGACAAGCTAATACAGCTCTTGGTCTTGTAACAGTGAGTATTTCATAATGGCTATAACTTATACAAATTTTTTAACACAAGTGAGAAACTATACTGAAGTAGACAGTAATGTTTTATCAGATACTATTTTAGATCAATTTATAAGAAACACAGAATTAGATATAGCAGGTAAGGTTGATTATGATGATTTAAGAAAATATGCTACTTCAAATTTTACTGTGGGTAATCGTTATGTTTCTTTGCCATCCGACGCTCTAATTTTGAGATCTGTGCAAGTGATAGACGGAACCACAAGAGTTTTTTTAGAAAAAAGAGATACTAGTTTTATTTCAGAATTTAATCCTACTGGTGTTCAAGGTACACCAAAATATTATGCCAATTGGGAAGACAATGTTCAAACAGGACCAGTTATTCTGGTAGCTCCTACTCCTGCTGCGGCTAATACTGTTCAAATAAATTATATAAAAGATCCACCTCATTTTGATAGTTCTACAAATACTTTTTTATCTACACAGCAAGAAGCTCTATTACTTTATGGAGTTTTGGTAGAGTGTTATTCTTTTCTAAAAGGACCTGCTGATCTTTACAACCTATACAGACAAAGGTATGATGAAAGTATGCAATCTTTTGCTGTTCAACAAATGGGCAGAAGAAGAAGAGGCGAATTTACTGATGGAGTTCCAAGATTAAAAGTT